CTTCTGCTTCTGCAGATAGCTGAGACATGTAGAACATAGCACACTCTTGCTGCTTGGCAATCTGTCGTGCTTGTATAGCGTTAGCCTTGAGTGCCTCATCAGGACGTGAGAAGCCAGCAGTACGGGCAAACTTGTCACCCATGTCTAGTATAACTACATCAGGTTTGTAAGACTTACATACAGACTCAACCCAATTCATGTCACGTCCTGTTGCATCTTTAAACATGATCTTGTCACGTATCATATCAAAGACACGCATAGCTTCTTGTTTGTTCTTGACTATCTCAAACTTGTCCATGCCTGTAGCTGCAGTGATGTAACGGTGAGCCACACGGTGATAACCTTCTTCATTACACAACACAACAACACGCGCACCCTGCCACGCAAAGCCGTTAGGCCCAGCAACAAGGGATGCATGGAAGGATGTCTTGCCTGTGTTAGGACGTGCGCCTACCTCAATCAAGTGACCAGCGTTGATGCCTTCAACCTTACGTGTCAACGTAGGTATATTGAATGTCCATTGTGACTCAAGGTCAGTCATGGCAAGGATAGTATCAAGGTCAATGTCTTCCCACTCAATACGTAAGTTGGGTGTGAAGTCATCACCATACTGCTCAAGCATCATACGTAGTGGCTCAAGGCTTGTCTTGTCACCATTTACATAGTCAAAGCCAAGGTTAGCAATGTCTTCGCCTACTACCTGTTGAAACAGTTTAGATAGCACCTCTTGTGCTACGTCACTGCCCATTGGCTGTTCCTTATTTACCTGCCCAAACAAGTGGCTGTACGCTTGCTTCTGTGCAGTAGTGAGGGTAGGGTTGTTCGCCATGAACAACGCCTCAATCTCTGCAGGTGTAACGGTACGTTCATAACGATCCATAGCAGTGTCGATAGACTGCTTGATCTTACGTACATCTTTACTGAATAGTCTGTCAGGACAACGGGCACCACGATGCTCGTCATAAAAGTCTTTGTCCATCAGACTACGTATCAATGATAATTCCATGTGTTAGTCTCCTAGTGTTGTAAGGTTTTCAAAGTCGGTAGGGTTACGGTATTTTAAATCGTCACGCAAGTACAGGATCTTAATAGTGTCTACGTACTGTCGTAACTCTCGTGCAAACTGCAGTGTCTTAGGTAAAGCATCAGGGTCTAATGCAATTATTGCTGTTGAGAACTGCGACAAGTACCTCTTGTGTCCATTGGACAATGATGTACCCAACACTGCGACCCCGACATATACACCACCATCACCTACAATAGCAGCACTTACGCAGTCCTCAACAACTACAGCCGTTTTACCACGTCCAGAAGCGTATGGCAAGTCACTTTTACCATATCTTTTCCACTTAGGTATACGTTTACCTAGTGATCTGCCTGTGGCATCGACTGTAATTCCATTGTGTATAACAGGGAACACCACACGATGTTCCTTTACGTCATACAACAAGCCTAAATCTTGTGGGTTTAGTACCCACTGGTTACAGAAGTCTCTAATCTTTGCATCATCACGCACAAACCAATCAGGCTTTGAAAAAGTTGATACGTGTGTCTCTTCTGCAACACTACCTAATGATTTACGTATATCATCAGCAGTCAATTGGGTACGTGTGCCACCTGACACACTGCACCCAGCTTTGTAACAGTTCCATATGATCTTACCCATATTATTAGTAATAGTAAATGTATTCTTAGTATTACATGATGGACATGTCATACGTTTAGTCTGACCATTAGCTAATCCTAAATCATGTATAAGATCATTCATATTCATGCTGTATCACTTTCTATGTTGTTCGTTCTACTCAAGGATACACTTACGTTTCGCTGTGTCAAGGCACTATTTGCACTTGTGTAAGTATGTTTCATGTATGGTTTCACAGAAGACACATGATTGTGTCCTGTCACTGCCATAACTTGGGGCAAGGGTACACCTGCATCTACCATCTGTGTTACTCCTGTTCTACGTAAGTCCATAAGACGTAACTCTTCAGGTAGTTTAGCTATACGCATTACCCTTCTACCCACTTTGGATAGTCTCTCCATAGCATAAGGATTATACCTGCCATCCGTAGGTCTAGGATGTGGCGCAACGTAGTTTTGAAAACCAAAGTCGTTGCGCTGCGCATCCAACATTTGTAACAAATCCTCTGATATTGGTAGCTCTACATCTGCCCTACGTTTACTCTGTTCCAGAGTTAGCTTTTGAGTACGGAAGTCAACGTTATCCCACGTCAACATACGCATGTCACCTAAACGTTGGCACCACTCGTATGCCATCTGTACAATCAGGCCAATGTTACGGTACTCAAAGTCACTGTATGCCACATCAAGAAACTTGATAACATCAGCATGTGTCCACACCACCTTACGCTGCACAACAGACTTACGTTTGATGTTTGCCCAAGGATTGTATGTAGTGTGCTCCATCTGTATCGCATAGTTATATACCCTACTGGCACATGTTGCCGCATGATTAGCAAAACTGATGCCACGTTTAACCCATTCTTCATATGCTTGCTTTGCAACCTTAGATGTAACGTGCTCATACTTACGCCACCCCATAGTCTGGTGCAGAACAGTTAGAAAATATCTGTAGTCAACCTTAGTTGTATGACGTAATGCATTGAAATCATTAGACATATAATAGTAGTTAATAAGATCAGTCACCTTGCTGCTAGACTTTATTCGTACAACCTGTGCTTGTTCCTCACGCCACGTATCAATTGCTTTATTGTGATCACGAACAGTTTTACGTACCTGTTTTAAGTCTGTACCATATTCCTCACGTTTGACCACACCTTCATCGACAAGGTTCTGTGGTGGGTTAAAGCGGTATGAGATGTCACCCGTAGGTGACACTCGTTCTTGTACATAGCGTGGTAGTTTAGGCATGTGTTATGCAGCCTCCAAAGTAATAAACTTATCATCAGATACCCACTTAGATACCTCTTGCTCTCGTGACCACATGCTTACAGCCTGTGTGTCGTTGCCAGTGTTACGCAGGTTAAAACCATTACGCTCATCAGCATACGATGCATAGTTGGTGAAGGCAGAATACAATGCCCACTTATTATGCCCACGTTGTGAAGCCTCTTGCATGTACAAACTGTACATCTTTTCAGACTTACGCTTAGATGCAATCATGCTGTCAAGCAGTGAGCTTACATCTACATACTTCAGATCAGTCTGTGCCCACACTTGCATCTTGCTGGCTTCTTCATAGAAGTCTTTACGTGCTCGTGTCAGTTCATAGATAAAACTTTCCATAGTAAAGTTAGATGTATTCTTCTTACGCACCTTATCGTACTCGCCACGTATCATGCCGTTGGTACAGAAGAAATCAATGGCACCAAAGTAAACTTGGTTGCTGCATGACCCGTCAATACCATGTAATGATATAATACGATTGCCAATCTCAGTGCTATGTTTGTCAGTCTCAACGACTGTCTTCATATTAGGCAGGGTAATGTCAAGCATAGCCCATGCACCATTACGTGCAGTACGCCAGTTCATCTTGGCGTCTTCAACCTCATGGCTGGTTAGTTCCTCAGTCACAGTGTCAAGGACACCACGATAGAAGTCACCATGTGAGGCACAAGTAAATGTGCTGCCCACTACACCAAGGTATTCACCTGATGTAGCATTGATGACATACTTCTTGTCCTTTACTTTAGTGGGTTCAAACTCCACTGCAAAGTCCATGTACTCAGGTACGATGTCGTTATTATTAAGATCAAAAGCCATACTATTTTCTCCTTATGATAAGTATGTGGCAACTGTGCCATAGTTATGTAGGGTATACAATGCCCTACTAATTGGTGTTAGCTATTTGTAGAACAGGTGTGACCCATAAGTCACAGTGTACTCTAGTTCGTCAGCCCAATATGGGCGTACATAGTTTGCATGATAGTGTGTAGCGCCATCTGTTATATCAATGTACTCGCCACGCATTACATCTGCTGCCACCATCTGGGCATAGGCCCATGAATAAGGCTCTCGTGGCCTATCAGATTTGCCATCACAGTACCAGCTAAACTGGCAGGTGCCGTTGCTACGTGACTGCTTGACCACAGAACACACGTCATTAGGAAACTTACTAGACTGTACACGGTTGATGACAACCTGTGCTACGGCATACTGTCCTGTCATGGTATCACTACGTGCCTCAAAGTATACGTTCAGTGCAAGGCACATCAATGCTGCTTCAATCATTTATCATTCCTCTTAGGTAAAGGTGTGTCCGACCAGTCATCACAAGGATCATCAATCGGCACTGGTTTCTTCTCCAGATGTGTATACGGATATAAATATACGTGTGCCATCGCCATCGCTTTCGCTATCTGATATCAGGCGTACTTCATTACCTGCATCTGCATATTGCTTCAGCTTTTGTATACTGATGCGTCTATCGCCACGTTTAGCACTGCGATAGAATTTAATATTAGCTTCTTCACCGTCAATGTATTCACCTGTGACAGTAAAACTGTTACGCATAGTCCTTTCTTTTTCTGTGTCGTACCATTCTTCTGTGAAAAACTTGTCACTATAGTCCATACCAAAGTCCTCAAACAAAAACGTTTGCACAGATTTGTTAGCATCAATGATGCTTTTATCCATCATAGTTTTTGTCAGTTTAATTTTAGCTGCCATTGTTTTCTCCTATTGTAATACTACTGGTGCATCATAGACATAACCAATGTCTGCATATTCTTCTGCTTCGTATTCTGCACATGATACGAACTCTACTTCTTTATCAGGGTGAATGTGCTTCGCCATCAAGACTGCCATACTGCAAGCACTTGCCCATCCACTGATGGCAGGAAATGTATCATCAAGTGTGATACAACTCTCCTGTCCATCAATTTCTAAGACAATTTCGTATGCCTTAATCGTCTGCATTGTAATACCATGCACGATCATCATTAGGTAAGACATACTCTTTCCAATGGGCAGGGCGATCACCAGAATCAGGGTGTGTCTGTGGCCTAAAACCAAAGGTTTCTTTTAGTTCATACGCCCTATGTCGTAAATCACCTAATGTGCTCAAGTTTACATCAAACATTTCTGCTGCGTCATCTAGCATCTTGTCTAATGCATTATACAACGCAAGCATTTCTAATACTTTGTCCTCTTGTAGTAGGTATGTTACTGGCTTGTCTGTTTTTTTCTTAGTCATGGTTTCGCTCCTTCTGCATATAGGTATGGTCTGTTGACGGGATTACCCACCACCATACTTGGTTGTATTTGTAGCACTGCACGTTTAGCTGTACGTACAGGTCTTGTGTCAACCACATCTACAAACGTGTCAAACTTGTATGGATTATATGACACAAGTGTATAATCCAAATAGTCTGGATCAAAATCGTTAAACACTGTTATGTCACCACGCACAAATGCATGGACATTCTTTTTGCCTTCACGCAGTACACGCTCACGCCCTGCCTTACGTACTACAAACGTAGGATTGTCTATGTGTACTTTGTCCGTGTGTAAGATTACTCTGCCCGTCTTGCACGAACGAACAGACCATATGTATTTGTGTAGATTGAAATATACTTCAACTCTCATCTGACTTACCTTTCAGTTTTGTGATCACAAATAAGTATACGTATATCTGAATGTATATACACCAGATAGTAAATGTGTCCACACCCTTTACATCATAGCCTACAGTGTACATGATCACAACTGTGAGCAGCATAGCAAAGTAACCTACAAAGGGTGTGAACAATAGGTAGAGCATTAGCTTACCTTTGCAAGCTCTGCATCAATCTCTTTCAGCCATGTAGCTGCCTCTTTACGTTGCCGCATAAGGCTGGCACGTTCCATGTTGTACTTGTTTTTAATTACACCAAGCTCTTTAAGTATTCTCACACGATATTTGATACGGTTGGGGTACTCGTTTAACGCTTCTGCAATCTCTGCCACAGTCATTTCGCCCCAAAGTTCACGAATAACTTCGTCAATTACCACGTAGTTGTACGTATAACATACGGCTTTCTTCATGTGATACGTATGCTCTGCATACAACTCAGGGTGTGAAGTTTTTACTACGGGTGCATTTACAGTTGAGTTTGTCATTGTGTTAGCTCCTATGCTACTTTTTTACGAAGGTTAAGTTTAGTTTGACGTGCTACTTTACGATCACGTTTCCAATCGTCGTTACGTTTAGACTGTCCAACATTGGACGGTTTTCGTTTAGTCATCTTGATGAAGTTTTGCATTTCGTATTGCATGTTCATTCTCCTGTTTGCGGTTACGTTTAGCCTTGCCACCCTTCTTGGGCGGCACGACCTGTGGTGATTTGCGCTCCTGTAACATAGCCTTTGCCACAGGGTTACGGTATGTTACAGAAGTTTTCTTAGCCAT